TCGCTGATTGTGCGGCGTAGACCTGTGTTAGCTACAAGTGTAAGTCCGTTGCTTACTCCATTAACATCAAAGATGCTGGAAATAAGGTCATTGAACGCACTCTCGTTGAACGGAGTAGCAGTATCTTCAGCTTGTGTGTAGATGCTAGAAGCAGGTGTCTCAAAACCAGTTGGGACACCAACACCAGCGGCAGGAGCACTGTCAATATAAGCGGCAAGACCATTCATCTTATAAGGAAGAAGAGCGGTAGCTTGTTGCTTTGTATTGGCAGAACATAGAGTTGCCTCTACGTCACGCTTGAGTTCACGGATAGCCTTAGCTTCTGCTTCAGCAATCTTAGCGGGACCGACTGAATCAACTGCTTCTTGCAGTTCTGATACCTTGTAATCGCGACGGAACTTCTGAGTGAAGTTACCCATGCGAGCACGACCAGCAAACTGGTCAGTAAAGGTAAGAACGTCAGCACCCTCGTCAATACCTGTAGTTACAGGTGCGGCGAGACTGTCAACAGTCCATTCGGTGTTAGTTGCAGATGCCTTTTTCTTGGAGGCACCAGAAAGAATCGGAGTTTCTTCAGGGGCAAGGATAGTCAAGACATCAGTCAAGTCCTCGCGATTGGAAACAGCCGATCCAGGGTTTGCTACATCATATGTGTTTGAAAACGCCATAGTATTATATTATTTTATTGGATTAACGACTTAGTTGTGCAGTTCTTAATTTGATGAAATCATTCGCCGCTCCAGTGGAACGAAACGAATCTTGAGATGTCTGGATATTTTTGCTCCTTCTACTCGTAGGCTTTTCACTTTTAACCGCCGTATTGCTTACGCTTTTAGGCGGATTAAGAGATTTAGATGGCTTAACCGATTGATCAACTAACTTTCTTTCTCCAAAAATACTATTTGCCGCGTGAGCCAAAATATATGGCATTTGTGCTTTTAGTGTTGGATCAGCATTTTTCAATGCGTTTGTTAGTCTTTTATCTTGCAACATTGATTGATAACGCTGATTTACAGCATTATCTTTTTCTTCCGTCCAAGGAATTTCTTGTCTAATTTTTTCCGCAAAGCCTTTTTGCATTTTTTGCCCTTGAGCTTCATTTTGCAAAGCCTGAACTTTTTGGGGAATATGTTTCTTTTGTGCTATTCTAGCATTTTTAAGAATATTCCTTACTTCTTTCTTCGTGACACCCCTACCTTCCATTTCGGTAACTGTATCATTTGCAGAATAATCATCAGATTCAAAAAGAACATTTTCAGCCCATTCAATAGCATCCTTAATTTCTTTGGATTTTACTTGAATTTCTTTAATGTTTTTTAGATCCTTGTATGGATTTTGATCAATGTCCGATACGGATACTGGTTTTTTAGCTTTTTTTTGAAGCTGTGACTCCAGTGCTTGGATTCGTTCCTCAGCCGCTTTTCTCTTTGCAGTTAGTTCCCCGAAGCGTTTTACGGCACGAGAACCCAACTTCTGAGAAAGCTCTTGAAGCTCACCCTCCGTCATATCGTCTAAATCAACCTGTGAAAGAACTTTGGCGTTGGCTTCCTCATTGACTTCAGGTACTGCTTGCCCTGTCGTTTCTGAATCGTCCTCAACCTTATCTTTTGGTGAAGTTTCATCACCTAAGCGGGAATTAATAAAATCCTCCGCTGACATGTTTGAAGAAATAGGTTTAGTTTCCGAAACTTGTTCGGCTACTGGTGCTACTTCTTCTGTAATCGCTGTATTTTCAACGGAATCAGCGTTCTCCGTAATTATTTCATCTTGCATATGTTTCCACTCCTTAACGCCGAGCGATGGCGATTGTTATATCTTAGCACATCTGACAAGCTATTGCTTAATCAAATGTTTTAAATCTTTAAATTGTGTCATTTCAAGAATTTGGTCGTAAGATAAAATCCGACCAGAAATTTGTTGAATTTTGTCAGTTGGTGATTCGTGAAGATCAGAAATACATTCGTCACGAAGTGTTTCAACAAAAGACAAAAAACGAATAAACGTATCGTGTGTTTTTAGGGTATCTATGTCCCTATCAATATTATCTTCGGGCATTATTTAGCAGTTAGTTTACTTAGCTCTTCAGCTAATTTTTCCATCCGTGGGCGAATGCCTGGAATGCCTTTTTCTTCAGCTTGCTCATATTCCTCGTTCCTCAAATACTCAAGAGCCGCTTCGTCAAAGTCATAATCCAACATTGCCTTAACAGTCAAAGGACTGTCTTCAATAGAACCACGATAATGCTCACTGAACAACGCATCTTTTAAAGTATCTGGATAAGTATCAAACTCAGGAAGCAATCCTTTTAAAGAGTCAATTCTTACTTTAACATCTTCATCCAGCATTTCTTCTGCTGTTTCTTCCGTAATAGTATCACCTTCTTCTATTTCTGCACCATAATGACCAAAACCAATAGTAAAATGTTTTTCGGTTGGATCTGGCTTGTAAGCCTCAAGCTTCAAGCCCTCCGCTTCACGGATAACATCTTTAAATCTTTCAATCAAAGATTTTGAAGATTTTTCATCTTCTTTTTCAATCATTTCGCCCTCACGCCTTTTGGCGTAATCAGTTCTAGTAATATTGTCTGGCATTGTACTATTGGTTCATTGTTTGTGTATTTATACTGCCCATTGAGGATGGAGAAGTGCCAATTTTGCCAATTTCGGCATTTTGGTTTTGTTGCATTTGGAAGTTATATTGCTGTGCGTATTTTTCCAAACGAGCTTTAAATCCTTCATCGCTTTGCAACCTTTGCGTAATGTCAGGTTGTTGAACATATTGTTGAATTGCTTGTAGTGCAAACTGAGCACCGTTGGGACGAGCAGGAACTTCAATTCCAGCATACAGCTTAGATAAATCATCAGTAATTTCACTACGAATATCTTCTTGTGCTTCTTTGGCTGGCATAATCATACCATCCGCAAGAACAGGATCAATAGCACTAGCTGATAGCTCAAGTAAACGATCCATGCTCAAGCGACCATTTCTGTCCATTTGTGAAAGTGCAAGAAATTGTTGAAGCTTTTTTTCCTGAGTTTCTGGATCCGTATTTAAAACATCGTAATTTACAATAACATCAAAGTTCTCCATAGGATCGCCCTTATTCATTAATTGAGGATCTGGAACTCCAGTTACCTTGAAAAATACTTCGTCGGGACCAAATCTCTGAAAGCACTTGTATGCAAGCTTTAAAACTTCCGCTGAATGAGATAAAAACTTATCAACTAGGAATTGTTTTTTAGTTTGTGAAATAACGGAGTCATCAAGTCCTACAAGCCTGTCAGCTTGTTGCTCTAAAGTATTTTCTATTTCAACAGAGCCAGTGGGTGATGGTGGTGACGGAGCAAATTCAATATCCCCCTTGCGACGATAAGGAATGAAACGACCTGGACCATATTCTAGCGGTGCTTGACCTTTGGGGTGCATTAGAGGTGGCAAAGTTGCCCAACTATTACGGTCTACCCGTGAATCACGTTCAATTTTAACTTGATTTTGTATTCCGCGAAGCAATGAAGGAACAGTGTTTGTATCGTAAAGACGTTTACTATCCTCTGAAAGTTTAGTAACTACAACGGGATAATCTTCATATCCGTTCATTAACTCAAATTTCGCATAAGGCTGTACCTCTGCATCACTTGAAAGTGAACGATGGAAAATAGTTTCGTAAATACCTTCTGAATTATCCTCTTCGTCAATTAATCTTTGATACCCATGTACTATTTCAATTAATTCTTCAGCTGTATATACAGCGTTGGTTAGATTTGTTTCAATAACTGGCGAGCCAATTTCATTACGCTCAATACTACTTGAGTTTACTCCGCGAAAATGTTTAATTACATAATCAACAAAATCCTCGTCCCAACCGTCAGTTACTACTTTATTTTCTAATTCTTGTGCGGTATAGTAAGTCCGCCAAAAACAAAAAGGTGCTCTTTGTGGATCTGTTACATAAGATGGAAAAAAGAAGTCACCGTCAGGTGAAAGAGTTTTGATTTCTGGTGCATCCACCTGCCTACGAACTACGGGTAGTTCAGCAACGCCCTTTGTCCGCAGTTCTTTGACTGCCCTTTTTGCTTTTTTCTCGGTTAAACCATCAAAAGATAGCATAAGAGCCTGTTGTATTTCTTCGTCGGCATATCCCGACATAAACATGTCCATTGCTTCTTGTGAATGACCAGCAATTTGCTCAACTGTAAGTTGTTGAATGATCCGACGATCTTCGCGATGCCACCCTACATAACTAATAAGTAGACCACGCTCAAGCAAATAATTTGCACCCAGTTCCATTTCTTTTTTAAAACGCGGAATATATCCAGATGAAACCATCCACTTCAGGAAGCTTGACACTACCTTTGCTCTACCCATATCGTCGCTTGATACTGGGAATGCACGAATATTTGCTCTTGATAATGAAGCAACAAACAGAGATACAAGACGACTTATTCGCTCGTCAATAACATGACTCTCCATGTCCGACGCACCCTCCCAAGGAAAAGCGTCCGCCCCATGCTTGCGTAGGTCAGGACTTTTTCCAGCCCAGAAATTACGCCTGTCATCGTAAGAAGCACGGCAAAGGTCAAAAAATGACGATAATTCCGTGGTAGTTCTTTCGTAGGCGTTTCGTAAGACTGTTACGTTGGGTTTTTTGCTAACATAAGTTAGCTCTTCCGAAATATTTTGATTGTCCATACTTAGCTGGTTATCTTAACATATAAAGCAAGACATCACGGGAGTGGTTCATCGCCGAGAAGGTATAATGTGATGATAAGTGCTATTATTGTTAGAATTATCAACTTGTACATAAATATATTTTCCATTTAAATTTTTAGCTACATTTAATTTAGCCTCTACTGCTACTGTAGTATTTAAATCTGGTATCTTTGTCAAGACAAATCTGGGATTCGGCATTAATCGCACTACGCGACCCCTGTATATTGCTGGTACAGGTATAATAGTATCAAATACTATTTGTCCGTCTTCATTAATCCAGGTATTTTTACCCTTTCCAGTAATCATTTCTTCCTCAAGATTTTGAAATGCTAAATCCTGAGCTTTTTCAAAAGAAATATCAAATTCCTCTGCTATCTGTTTTAATTTTTTCTTTGCCATTAGTAACCTCCTATATTTTTTCTTGTAACTTGTAATGATTGTGCATTTACGAAATCGGGTCCCCGACCATCGTTAGCCATTCTAAAATATCTTAATACATCAAAAAAATCCTTTAAGCATTCATCTGACTTACCATTTGCGTTATAATGAGTTATTGATTCAATTAAATTGCCGCAATCCTCGTGAATATAGCATCTGGGCATATTAGCTAAGTCAATTTTGACGTTTTCATTGTAATCAAACCACTCATCTAGTTTGATAATGCCTTCTCGCTCTTGTTTGCCGCTAGATGGTACAAAATCCATCCCGCAATCAGAAAAAGATAAAAACAAATCCTCATTGTTTTCATTTTCTCTAGCAAAATATCTTGAGTCCCCTATTCTTTCAAAAACCCTTAGCCCTTCTTCTTGTTCTATTTCTTTAAATAAATCAGCATATCCAGCAATATCATACCCAATTTTCTTAGAAGCGGGTCCAAAACGCCATCTGGGATCGCCAAAAACTGCCCATTCGCCATATGTATTAAGATCAGGGAACTCTTTTTTGATGTATATTTCACCATCTTTGTTTACCGCTCCCCAAATTGATGTAAAATTCCTATTTCCTGCTGGGTCAACTATTTGGTAAGTTGTGAACTTTTCAGTGTCAGAAATATCTGGGAATTTCATTCCATATTGATTTGGTTCGTCCGACAATACATTTACAGAAGTGCTAAACTTGGGAAGTAGCGATGTCATACTTCTTACAGGATAACCATAAGCACGACACAGAATTTGCTCATCAGTGGATTGTTGCAAATCTTTCTTTATTCGGTCATATCCCCCAAATGGGTTTTCATCAGAATGCAAATAAACTACTCCAGCATCACGCTTCGGACTGTATTGTTGGACGGGAAGTTCTCTATCTTTCAACAGAGATGCCTTTCGGGTCTGTAGTGTTTGTGCACCCTTCAAGTATTCCGCTACAAATGATGTATATCCGTCAATTGGGGTAAATCCCAATAACATCTTACTATCTCTTGTAGCTAAACGAAATCGCAAGGTGTTTACTAGTGAAGCGTCACCCAAATATTCATCTAGCCAAGCCCCGATATTAAGTTCTGGGTTGTTTTTGAACCCAAACTCAAATCCCTCAAGGATAGTCTGATTGTTGCTGAACTGCGTATAGGTTTTGAAGTCCACTCTAGTTCTAGTGTCAGGAAATATGAAACTAGAACCAGTAAACCCATTCTGCATACTAAAATTAATATAGCCCTCAATGCTTTTAGTTTTTTTCTTAAATTCTCTGGGCATCATTTCCCATACGGCGGCTTGCTGGACTTTGACTGATGTATCTGCGTTTTGACTAAAGCACACGACATGACCATCAGTGTTCTTAGTTACCGCTTCCATTAGCAACTTTGCACATCCAGTAGTTTTTCCACTGCGATTTCCGCCGAAAGTAATAACCTCATTGTATTTTTTTAGTGCATTGCGGATTCTTCCCCAGCCATCCAAATCAAAACCACTTATTAATGGATTTTCTATACTAGCACGAATAAGATCTTCGTGAGCTTGATGCAAATCAGCTAATAATTTTGGATCAACTTCCGCCAGAGCTACAATTTCTTCGTCCGTAGGTGGCTTTAAGATCGGATGCTCCGTAAAATTAATCATCAGTATCTTCTATATCTATTTCTGCATCTATAATTTTAGCTTTTTTGATGCGATCCTTGGCGGACTTAACAATATCGTCATAATCCTCCTTGGTATACACCTTTCTGCCCTCAGTAATGTTAGTCGCCTCACCCCTAGCCGTCATAGCCTCTCTATTGGCATTAGCTTTAGCTATGGACAGTTCCTTTAAATCCCGAAAGCTAACCTGCATTTCGGGGTCTTCGTCCATTCGTTCACGGACTTTTTCAATTAAATCCTCCTCAAGGCTACTTAGGCTCATGTAGTTCTTCGCGGAAAGCCTGCCGCTCAATTCGCGGAATTTACCCAAAGCGTCAGCGTAATCAGTTAATACACTAATGACTGTTGCTCTAGAAAATCCATATTTTTTAACAATCTTAGTCTGCGAACTGCCCATACTAAACAGATAAAGTATTTCTGCCACCTTTTCAGGAGCATGGCGACTTAGGCTTTTAATTTGGATGCTCTCCTTGTCGGAGGACACCTTTTGTATCTGCTCCGAAATTTGCTTCATAAGCAATTCCTTATCTGATTCTGGTATCACAATCCCAGCATTAGCACAATTAATACATTTGTCAAGTTAAAAAAAACCTACAAATTTGCTTGACAACCGATTTTTAACTGTATACCTTAAGGATACCAAGCCGCAAGGAAGTCCTTAATGAAATAAAAAAGTCAATAAAATGGTATATGTAACCATGACTAGGCTACCTTAAGGTATACAGGAACGGGTTGGTGAGTGCATTTTGTGGGGAAACCACCCTATGAGGGGCACTTTTTTTTGAGACCTAGTTAATATATAAATGTTCTATAAAAAAAAATGGCAGCCAACCCCCCCGCCCCCTCTGTATGGGCAGTAAAAA